TTTCGTAATAAACCACCGTTCCGCCCGGAGACATTGGACGCACGTCGATGACCGAATGCACCGCGCCGTCGAGCGTGATCGTGTCGCTTGTGGCCGGAACAACCGTAAGGCCGTCGGTCGAAAGGTATATGCGCTTGTCGCCCTGCTTGACGACCGTTCCGTCAATCTCGCTGTTGCGGTAATCCATGATCACCACGATGACGCCATAGCTGGTCGAGGTGACAGTCGGCGCATATGCCGTGCCGCTCGAGGCTTTCTTCGTGAGCGTTGCCGCCTGGCCGAATTGCGCAATCAGTCTTTCGGCGGTCGCCTGTGCGTTCGCGTAATTGAAGGCCATGTCACGCCCTCACGATCGCGCTCGACCCGAAAGATGCGCCGGTTGATGGCCCGCCCGTGACGAGGTCGGAAAGCCAATTCGTGATTTGCGGATATTGCTCCTTGAGGGCCGCGCCATCCATATATTCGACCATGAGCGAGCCGACCTGTTCGCGCTTGGTGGCGCGCTTTATCGTCGTCTCAAGTTCCGTGCCGCCGGCAATGATCTTTGCGGCCTCAAACTGCGCATTCTTGACCTGTTGCGGAATGGCGTTGCCGTCGACGGAATAGCCTTCCGAATCCTCAACCCACGACCGAGGCCATGCGCGTGCCTGCGTGCTGCTGACCTTCTGGCCCTTCCACTTGCCCCGATAGACGTTGTCGAGGAATTGCGCGGCCTTGATGAGCGCCTGTTCCTTGATCGTATCGGACGATCCCCATGCGGCGGTCTGGCGTGCCGCCCAATAGGTGTTGGCCTCGGCAAGCGTGCCATAGGTATCGGCGCTTGCACCGCCGACAGTTGCGTCAAGCGCCATTGATCACGCTCCTGACCTTCGGTGGCCGGCCACGCTTGCGCGGCTGTTGCGTCGGCTCTTCGTCAACCGGCACATGCCTGGCCAGGTCGAAGTCGCGCAGATTGATGATTTTGAAGCCGCGCCGATTGTCCGCAAGGATCTGGATCGTCGGCAGGCGAAAGTCGTCTTCCATTACGGAGCCGTCGAGACCTTGAGAACGCCCGAGTCATTCCAGACGGTCGCGCTGTCGTCCTGGTCGGTCGCCGGAATGGCTTCCACGATATCAACCGCCGCATTGATTGCAGCAAGGCCGTCGCTCTCGGCAATGACGCCAGTGCAAGGACCGCCCGTGACCGAAAAGTCTCGGTCGATCATATAGGGGCCGTAAACCGTGGCCGAGGTGATGTTGGCGCTTGCTATGCCGCCATCAAGCCGGCGAACCGTGACAGCGCCGTGAACCGGCGTGACCGTGAGCGTATGCGCGGCGGGAAGGTGAAAGATTGAGCGCGACATGATCGTCCCTCGTTTCCAGATGCAGAAAAGAGCGGCGAGGTTTCCCCCGCCGCCCCTGTTTCATTAGCCGAGCAGGATGGCAATATGTTCCTGCTGTACCGCCTTGAAGCCCCATGCGAGGTGAAGCTCCCAAGAACGCTGACCATACTGCGAGATATCGAGCATGAGGTAGGTCATGCCGAACTGGTCAGAAACCAGCATCTGCTGAATGGTCGGGTTCGCCGGCATGAGCGGAGGACGCATGACGCCGACAATGGCCGAACGCTCGAACGCAAGGTTCGGCGTGTAGCTGTTGCCGATGGTCATTTCGACTGCGTCTGCGAGCGTTGCGCGCAGGCCCGGCTTGCCGATGACGATATCATCCTCAACAGCGGTTGTGCCGGTGTTGACGACATAGATGTTGGAGTCGCCTGCGAAAGTGACGCAATCGCCCGCCTTGATGCCGGTCGTGTTGACCGTGCCGCCATCGAGGTGAATGGTCGTGTCACCGACCGCATAGCCGGCAGTCAGGTCAACGTCATAGCCGGTGCCGGCGCCCTTGACGTGCTGCGAAATGCCGCCTGAAGTGCGCATTTCAAAGCCGTACTGGCGGCGCAGGATACCCGACCGGCGCTCGTCATCCGAACCGGCCTTGTCGGCATCGAGGACGGTGCCGAGCTTGAGGGCGTTGATTTCGGTCGTGGTGTTTCCGACAAACTGGAGATCAGCCATCGGGGCGCCGTTGTCGCGAAGGATCTTGCGAACGTCTGCGAGCGGCGTCAGCGCGGACGCGAACGGGTTGGTTCCCGCCGTGCCGGTTGCGCGGGATGCTGCGGTATAGATTGCGGTGACGCAATCGGCTTCCGCTTCGTTGCGCAGCGTGCGCATACCCTGCGCGATAAGCTGGCGCACCCATTCTGCGGAAGTTGCGCCGTTGTCGAGGGATCTCTGCTGTTCGCCGGTCAGGTGCCAGGACACCTTGCGCGACTTCGTGATCTGGACTTCAACGTCCGCGGCGGTCGCGTCCGTACCGGACGAGGTCGTTGCGGCCGGGGTGAAGTCAGCGGCGGCGCGGGTCGGCGCAACCGGCACCTTTACCACGTCGCCCTTAGCCACGCCCTTGTGGTCAAACATGGCGTTGATGGCATCGACCGCACCAAACGGTTCAGCCGATACGTTCTGCGCAGCCGAGAACAGAATCGGCTGGAGTTCGGTGAGTGTATTGCCCATTTCGGAAGCTCCTTATGAAATGGCGTTATCCGACGATGCGGACATTGGGGTTCGCTTTGAAGAAAGCGGCCTTCTCGATCGGCTTCATGCCGTCAAGTTCACTGGCCTTGACTTCCTTGCCTGTGGTGCGTCCCGCACCATTTCCGCCTGGAGGCGTCCCGCTTCCAGACTTGACCGTTGCCTTGAACAGCGACGGGTATTTCTCGCCGGCAAGCGCCGCCAGATCGGCAAAGGTGGCATCCCGCCCCTTGACCAGCATCGGCGTGCCATCGGCATCCATGATCTTGACGACGCGCTTGTCGCCATCGGACTCGATCTTCGCCCGGCCCGCGAATATGTCGGGCAGGAGCGCCATGCCTTCCTCGGTGGCGCCAGCCTCGGCCAGTGCCTTCATGAGTCCGGTCGTCACAACCGCCTGGTGTTCGCTGCGTTCCAGCGCCGCCATGCGGTCCTGCAATTTCTTGAGTTCGGCCTGGTGCTGGCCGGTCAGCTTCTCGCGCAGCTTGTCGAAGTCGCCCAAAGCCTTGGCCTTGTCTTCCTCGGTCTTTTCGCGCAGCGCCTTGAGTTCCGCGATCTCCTCGACCGAGAGGCCGAGCTCCTTGTACCGCTTGGCCTCTTTCGCCGCCTCGCGTTCCTTCTGAAGCGCGGTTTTCAGGCCGGAGACATCTTCCATGCCTTCGACCTTGAGGGCGAATTTGCCTTCCTTTTCCTCGTAAAACGAACGCGCTGCTTCCGGCACGCTGTCGAGCGTGTCCACAATTGCCTTCAACATTTAGCTTCCCGCTGGTTTGTGGGCATCCCGCCCGTTATTCGGCCATCGGCGGGGATGCGTCCTGCATTCCAGCCTGTGCCGTTTCGATCGCCGCCAGGGCATCGTCTGCCGCCGCCTCGAGCTCCGCTTCCGGGTCGATGTCGTCGGAAAGGATGCCGCGACGAATGAATTCGCGAATTACCGTTTCTTTCTGAAGCAGCCCGACTTGATGCGCGGAAAGAATCGCTTGCACGTCTGCCGAGCCGCGCGCTTGAATGCCGAAATCCTTGTTGACGATGAGCGAACCGCCATTGGTGCCAAGCCCGCCGATTTGCGTCATCCACATCAGCGCATTTTCGAGGCCGTCCTTGAGCGCATCCGCCCACATGGCCAGACGCGAATTTTCCTTGATGTCGTCGCGCACCTCGCCCGTTGCCGACTGGCCCGGTTGCGGGTCAAGCAGTTGCAAGCCCATCGCCTGCATCTGAAATTCAAGTTTTGTCAGGTCGTTTTCGCCTGCGCCGGTTCCGTAGCCATGATGTTCGACATAGGTTAGTTTGGCGTTTGGATCGCTTGCCCGTGTGAGCGAAGAAGAGCCGATGACAAGCGGCACATCCTCGGGGAAGCCGGCGCCGAACAGGATCGGCACGCGCGCCACATGCAGGATGTTGCGCTGATCGGACGACGACTGCCAATGCGTCACGTTGAGGTCGGCCAAGTCCTGCAAGGGCGGCTTGGCCGTCATGAATCCGGTGCGCGCCAAGTAAACGGTCGACAGCGGAATGTCCGCGAGGTCGCGCGTTCCCTCGAGGTAAAGAAACCATTCCTTTTTTTCGTTCTGCCGCCAAATCTGGAACGCATTCGGCAACAGCACGCGGATCTGCGCCACACGTAAAACGTGGATGCCATCGGCCTCTTCGACCGTCTCATAAAAGCGCAGCGTTTCGAGCTTCAGCCCGTCATCGGTGACAATGTGCGTCCAACCGATCACGTCTTCGGCGCGCAGATGGATGAGGTATGGCCGGCCCTGTTGCGCTCGCGTCATCGCGCCCGCATTGATCGGACTGTCGGCCAGGATATGCGCCAAGCCAACCTGTTCCGCATCCTTGAACACGTCCGACGCGAACACGTTCAAATGCCGGCCGGTCAGGTCGATATTCTCGCACCAGGTTTTGATCTGCTCCGGCACATTGCCGTCGAAACCGATTTCCTTGGCGAACACGCGGCCTGCCATGTCGTTGACCGTCTTGCCGAATGCGTTGAACAGCACGGTGCGCTTCAGTCGCGCCTCGTATGCCGCTTCGCTTTCGGCCGCTTCTTTCGGCAAGTACATCTTGCCCGCGGCGCGCATTGCAGCGGTGCCCTGGTAGAGCGTCCGCGGCATCGGCCACAAGCCGGCCATCGCCTCAACGTCAGGATGCGGCGTTGCTACGGTAAGCTCTTGCATCAGATCCGAAGCTCCGCAGTTACCGCCACCGATGGCGTAATCATCAATTCAGTAATTGCCCATACAAGCGCATCGGCCCGGTCAGGCGATCCCTCGCCAATGTAGCCTTCAGGCCCGATCATGGTCAGTTGGTCCTCGAGCGCCGCAAAGCCGCCGACATGCGAAACCTTGCCCTGCTCGTACAATGCGGCGACCGGCTCGGCCCTTGCGAGCTTGCCCCGACTTGCCGTGACTTCCTTGTAGGCGACCGATCGATCGACCGTCTGGATGACGTGCCGAACCATCGCCCCGCCGAAGTTGCGTTCCGCGACGATCCGATCGGCTCGAAATTCCTTGTAGGCTTCGACAGCGCGCCGGCCCCATCCGTCCGGGGATAGCTTGCATGTGCGATCGGCCAGGACATACGCCCGGCCATCAATTCCCTTGCCGGCGACGACAATGCCGATGCTGTCGCCATCGTCTGATTGCCCTTCCGTGCCAGACGGGTCGATAGCGACCACGATGCGCCGCATTTCTGGCGCAACCTTGATCCGGCAAGCTTCGAGCATGTCCCGCGTCCACAAGGCGCCTGGCAGGTCATCGAGGACTTCGGCAAACAGCTCTTGCCGACCGAGTCGCGTTCCCTCGTATTTGTCCCGAATGGTTTTGATAAACCGATCAGGCAGGTTGGCCGCATTGTCGAAGGTCGAGCCGCGCGTGATCACCGTGCCGCTGTCGGCCATGATCTTGCGCAAGGTCGGTATCGGCCGCGGCGTGGTCGTTACGCAAACACGCGGCCGGGCGCCAAGGCGGAGGCCGAATTGCAGATTGTCCCAGGTGTCCTGCGGGTATGCGTATTTCGCAAGCTCATCAACCCAGGCGCAGGCATGTTCCGGCCCGCGTAGCGTGTCCGGTTCGGTACCGTTGTAAAGCGTTGCCGTTGCGCCATTCGGCCATGTCAAGCGCCGCTTTGACGGCTCGTATAGAGGCCGCTCATGGTTCGGACTGATTGCAAGGATGCCCGATTGCCCCTCGACCAGAACGTCACGCGCGTCGGCCGCTGTCTCTGCCACCAGTGCAATGCGGCTTGCGCCGGCCTTCCACTGTTCGCGTATCCATTCGGCGCCGGAACGTGTCTTGCCAAAGCCACGACCGGCCAGGATGAGCCATGTCGACCAGTCACCTTCAGGCGGTAACTGGTTTGGCCTTGCCCACCAGTTTCTCCACTGCCAATTCAGTGCCGCTTGCGCTTCCGGCTTCAGCGTCGATAATTTTTCCGCCATCAATTCCGGCTGCGAGGCGAGCCATTGAGCGGGCGAAAGCATCTGCATCGCGGGTTACGTCCTCGATGTGGATTGCCCCGCCATCCTTGCCAGTGTGTTCAAGTTCCTGCTTGTCGCGCCATTCCTTCGGATTGGCATTCTTGAGCGCGAAAATGGATGAGGTGACGACCGGCCCCTTGCGTGCGGACAAAAGCCGCTTTTCAAGGAAGGCTTGGCGCTTGATGCGCCCCATGTCGAGCGCGGCTGCAAATTCCGGGTGCGCCTCTTCCCAATTGTAAAGCGTTTTGCGGGCGAGGTTGAGTTCTGCGGCGGCTGCTGTTGCGGATAGAC